TCTAAGAAAGGAAGAACTTATGCAATCAATGGAAACATCTTTAAACCTCCTCGTCAAAGCAATCAAAACGAAAAGCGGAGGCGGAATCAAAACAGACATTCAACGCCCTTCGATCGTTCATCAATTCGATTTAGAGAAAGAAAACCTTCTCATCCGAGAAGTCGTTGCAGGTATTCCCCAAATTAAAATCAACTTCCTTGAAAGCTGCTCATTCGAGGGATGTACTCCTTCTCATTCTCAAATCCATTCAAAGCAAGTCGTAAGACTCTTAGACGATCTCAAAGAATATAAGCCCGTGTTTAATACTTTGGAGGATGGAACGAAAGAGGAAGACCTCTCAAAGCGTCCTCTCAATCTCCGAGTCGAAGAAGATGGATTATGGGAACCGATCAAGACTCGATACGTTTACGCCGTTCCTTGTCCTTATTGCGGAATCACTAATCAATACTTAATGCGATTTCGTCAATCGGGACTCACCGCCGCTGCGATCGATAAACATTTCGGAAACTATCAATTTGAAGAAGGACTCGAATCAAAAGCGATCGACTTTAGAGAGGGACGGATCAAAGGCGGCTTAATTTATGGACATACAGGAAACGGAAAAACTCACCTCCTCTCTGCTCTCGCTCGTGAAATGATTTGGAGAGGAAAAAGAGTTCGATATGTATCTCATCAGTCTTTGCTAGAAAGAATTAAACAATCCTTCGATGATAAGTCAGACGTCAAAGATCCGCGCTATACTTGGCTTGATCGAGTCGACGTCGTCTTCTTCGATGAGCTTGGATTCTTTCGTCTCAATGAATGGGGAATCCAAACAACAAACGAACTCATTCACGCTTTGTATGAATCAGGCGTTCAAGTCCTCTTTGCTTCAAATCTTTCTCCTCGTGAGATGCGATCCAAGTTCTTAGATATTCGGAGTCAATCCAGGTTAGCCGAGCTTTGTTCAAATTGGTCTTTCAAAATGAGCGGTCAAGATCGTCGAGGAAATGTCGAGGAGTTCTTTCAATGAGTAAACAAGAGATCATTAAATTGACCGTCGAATTAAAAGAAGAGGGTTATACTTGGGACGTTATTTACGAGATCTTACAAGATGGCTTCAAAGATCTTCCAAGCTTTAAGACAGTGCAAACATGGTATTATCAACATATTCGTGTACCTAAACCCGTCAAAGCTTTCCCCATCTCTCCAGAACATCGAGAGGAAGTTGAAGCGGTTTTCATTAAACAACTTGCGATCATGGGATTCTCAAAGAGCGAAATCATGAAAGAGTTAAAAAATATTCTTCCTTAAAAAACCAAAGCCCCTGAAGGATGGCTATACTTCAAGGGCAATGATCGAAAGGAAGAACTATGAAAAAAGATTCATAGAAATTAGATCTAAACAAAATCGAGATTGATTGTCAACTCTTCAGACTTTGAGCAGCTGCGATTTCGTTGATCGTCTCTATCTTTGTCACTCGCTCTCTCATTTTATTTACTTCCGTCCATAACTCAATCCGTCCTCCCTTGCATGAATCGATCTGGCTATCGAGGTTCTTTTGAAGAGTATCGATCGCCCCGTGTAATCTTTCGATTTGTTCAATCGTCTTCCCCAATGTACGGGCGGCGTAAAAGATAAGGCTTCCGACGGTAGCGAGTAAGCCGAGAATGTTCCAAAGATTCGAGAAGTCAACAGTCATTTTAAAATCCTCCGTTTTTATTTTCATTATATACAATTATCAAAGACTTGACACAATTCTTAATTCAAGGCATGATATGACATAATATGAAATGATGGCTTAAGAAAGGAAGAGAAATGTCAAGTAAAGACATAGCTTTAAGAGTCCCCCTTGAAATGTTTGAAGACTTGGGACGTATCGCAAAAAATGAAAATAAACCCCGTTCTTTCATCATGAGAGAGATGCTTAAGAAGGGGATTGAAGAAAGGAAGAAGAATGTTAAATGATATACACTTGATCGGGAATCTCGGAAGTAAACCCGAATTGACTACCTCTAGCAAAGGAGTGACGATCGTCAACTTCTCAATGGCAGTGAATGAGAAAGTCAAAGGGGAAGATCGATCTCAATGGTTTCGATGCGTCGCTTTTGGGAAACAAGCGGAATACATTCATAGAACTTGTATTCGAGGAACACGAGTTTACATCGAGGGGCCTCATCGATCCGAGACTTACAACGATAAAGAGCGATGGACAGTCACGGTCAATAAAATCATTTGTATCTCTGGAAAGAAGGACTATTGAAATGAATCGCCAAAAACTTAAAACAGATACATTGAGCCAATTAAAGAAAGACGCAATCCGAGAACTCGATTTAGCTGTCACGGTTCTTCGTCCTCTCCTTCGATCATGTCCCGAAATCTTTCATGAGATAGAGCAATATATTAATCTTAAAATAGAAGAGATTCTTTTGTCGGAGGATGAACGATGAAAAGCAATCTCGACGGACTTGCAGCACGAGAGGTTTTTATTATGTCTATGAACGAAAAAAACAAAAAAAAGTCAACTTCATCTAAGACGAAAAAGACCAAGTCTAAACAGATGAACAATAAATATACAACACTCCGAGCGAATCAAATATGTGAACAAATCGCAAAAGGACTCCCGATGATTCAATCGGCGATTGCTTGCAATATCTCGAAAGCGACGTTTTATCGATGGAGAGAAGAAAAGCCAGAGTTCGAGGAAATGGTCACTCAAGCGGTCGCAGTTTCAGAAGCTCGCCTCCTGAATAAGATCAGTGATTCTGAAGACTGGAGGGCGGCGGCTTGGGTAATGGAAAGACGGTTCCCCGATCGATGGACGAAAAAGGATAAAGTCGAAATGAATCTCAATCGTTCCGAAGGATTGAAAGAGATCGTCATGATGTTTGAGCAAACAAACGATCTAGTTGAAAGTGTAGATGAGCCAGGCCATGACGACCCAAAGGGTGAAGCCTAGCATAACTTCTAATTCCATAATTCACACGAGAGGAAGACAAAGTGAATCATAGTAATAATATAAAACATGATCTTTTAAAAGATTCTAATTTAACTCAAACGATTGAGAGAGGATTCGCCGAATGTCATCCTCTTCAATTCGTTCGGGAGCTGCTCCAAAACTCCATCGAAGCGGGGGCGAAAAAAGTCCGCATTGTATACGAAAAGCAAGCCTATAAAATAAAGGGGATTCATAGAGCGGTTTTTATGGATGACGGGGTCGGAATGGCGAGTCCTGACTTAATGAAAAAATATGCTCAATTTAATTCATCAGGAAAAACAGTCGGGACTATGCACGATAATTTTGGAATCGGTGCAAAGATCTCACTCCTCCCCTTTAATCAATACGGTCTTGTTTTTATGAGTTGGGATAAAGAGAATCCCGAAGGAAATATGATATGGCTTTGTAAAAATACGAGCGGCAAGTATGGAGCGAAATACTTTCCCGTCGAGAGTTGGGACGAGGAAGAACAAGAGGAGTACATTGATTATCTATCTTGTATCCATCCGCATGAATGTAAAGAAGAGGGGATTGATTGGGGACAAGTTTTAAACGATTGTAAAAAATTACTTAAATCCAAGCATGGAACGGCGGTGATTTTATGCGGTAATAATTCGATGGATAATACAGGTCATTATACAGGATATGACTTTAATACAAACGCTCTTCAGCAATGGAATAATTTTATTACTCAACGCTTTGTAAACGTACCTCTCGATTTATGGATTACTATAAATCATTCACAAACACGCGATATTAGAACAACATTACGAACTTACGGCTTGATTGGTAATTATGAAGGATCATATCAAACTTTTATGATACCTCTTCAAAATGGAAGAGTGACTCTTTATTTAAAAGAAGAGCTAAAACAAAATCAAAGAAATTCACGCGGAGCAAGAGCTTGTTTTACATCTGGATTCGTTTATAAAAATGAAGTGTATTATACAACTTATGGGAACCAATTTGCGGGGAGTTGGGGAGTAGGAGCTTCAAGAGAGATCGCAAAAAGATTGATTATCCTCGTCGAGTTCAATGCTTTCGATGGTAAGCAAGCGGGGATCATTCCGAGTCAATCGAGATCCAATTTGATTTGGAAAGATGTCAATCATCCAACAAACGAAAAAGAAGCATACAAACAAACGATCAAGTTTCAAATGGATGAAGCAAAGAGACAAGTCAGAGACAATCTTCCTCAAGAGTTGGTTGAACTCATTCGAGAGAATACTCCCGAATCCGACTCGGTAAAAGCGGAGGATGTTTTAAAAGAATATGGAGATCTTTTTAAACCAACTCGAATCCGTCGACAAAAGGGAAGTGAGACGGAAGTCCTCGTCAAAAACAAAGAAGGCGATCTCTTTATAGATGGGATTTCAAAAGATAGTCAAACACGTCTTCCACTTGGGAAAGAGGGGACGGCGGTTTCAACGGGAGAAGGAACCCCGCATTCTTTGGAGACGATCGGAGATGAAAGTCCAAATGGACAAATCCCCGCTTTAACTAGATTAAGAAATCGACAAAAGAAAAAAATCACTCCTACGGTTCAATGGATGAATGATGAACAAGGAGAGGACGATTATCGAAGCTACTTCGAGGAAGACTCAGGACAAAAGACTTTCGCCAGATATTCAGGAGGACTCAATCCTTCTTTGATACTCAATCAAGATTGGTTCATTCTCAAAGCATATCAAAACAAGATCTTAAATGAGTACGTCCGCAAACAAGACGAACCTGCTATCCTGGAGATCATCAAAACGGAGATCGAAAAGTCCGCTCTTGCCTCCGTCCTCCATATACTCGGATCAAAAAAACATGGATTCTCTCAAGATCCCAAAGACATTGAAAGAGCGGTCACGATGGGATTTCTAGGAGGTCATCAGACTTTAACAACGATAAGACACGCGCTGTCTAAGAAAACAGGAATCAAAAAGAAATGATACAAAGAGAATGTCCTTACTCGCTTTCAATGGCTCAATCGTTTGAACGGTTGGTCGGTGCTGTCATCTATGGATCCGATTTATCAAATTGGGTGAAGTACTCAGGAGAGAGATACTTCCATCAAGGATACGAAGGAAAGAGCGACGGCGTCCTCATTCAAGACAATCAAGTCAAAATGAAACTAGAATGTAAGATTTTAGATTGTTCAAAGAAGAAGCGGGAGGCAGCTTTAAAAACTCTCTTCTCTCCATCGTATAGAACTTATAAGTTCCTCGATTCATATAGAAACGATGATACTCCTTTCCTCCGTCTCCTTGTTATTGGGATTCATGAAGAGGACAAAATGAAAGCTTGGAAAAGACTTGATCCATCCATTTACTCTTTCGTCGTTGTTGCGTATTTAGGAGAGCATGATGGGAGCGTTCAAAAGGTCGTCAGAGAATATGACAGTTTTGATTCTTTCTCAGATGACATTTGGGAAGCATCGGACGAGAGAGAGTATTTTGAAAAGCTCAATGGATCAAACGAAATCAAAAAACACCTTAATCTATATGATCGAGGAAACTTCGAGATTCTTCAAACACGAATCTTTAAACGATTGACCGAATTACATCCGAGATGGATATACGAGCGGCTTTCATTGGATGCAATGATTGAAGAACAATTCAAAGCGGGAAAGAGTGCATCCATCACAAACAAAAGAGCCATCCTCGAATCGAGGGGGATCAAGTCGGGTCGAAATCTTACCGCTCATTTCGAGGGGATCCAGTGGATTGTGACCAATGAGAAATCAGGAAGAAATAAAGAATACTATGTTCAAATTAAAAAGATTATTAGAGATATATGGGACGAAGGACACGAAGCAAAGACAAAGGCTTTCGTTGACAAGTTCGGACTCCCTCATTGATGGATGGCTAAACTATGGATTTAAAACTCAACGAACTTCAAAGGCACATTATAGCGGGGATAAGAAAGAAAGATAAAGTCATAGCCGCCCGCTGCGGATGGGGAAGCGGTAAAACGTCAGGTCTTGTCTTTGCTCTTTGGTTTGTGAGTCGAGTTCGTCCAGGTTGCTCTAGTCTTCTCATCACTGACACCTCGCCACGTTATCGATCGGTCTTAGGTCCCGAAATCGAAAAATGGTTAGGTCCTCTCGGATGGACTTTCAACGCTCTCGAATCTAAATGGACTTGTCCAATAACTCACTCGTCTATTTGGTGTAGATCATATTTCCGACCTGGAACAAGAGAGGCGACGCATAACCCTCTCGAAGGATTGAATATCACTTCGGGAGTCGCTTTGATTGATGAATGCCAAACTTTTCAAAATGACGAGGTAGCACAGAAGGCTCTCGGTCGTCTTCGATCGGGTCCCTCTCCAATCTTGATTCTAGTCGGTTTACCCGTTGCGGATGCCTGGTGGGTGCAGCTCGGAGAAAGAGCGGGATACACTCCTCTTTTATTTACTTCTTACGTTAATCAAGACAACTTGAGTGACGCATGGTTTGAAGCGACTGAACTTCTCCCCGAAGAAGAACGTTTAGCGATGGTCATGAATGAACCCCGCCCGCCTTCGGGATTGATCTATAGTGAATGGACTTCCTCCCATGTTATCGATGATTTTAAATATGATCCAAAGATGACGGGGCGAATCGCTATAGATTGGGGATTCAGAAAGCCGAGCGTTTTGATTATGGTCTATGATGAAGAGCGAGAGGCGACGATCATAGTACATGAGATCAACCCCCAAGAGATCACGATTCAAGAGCTATCTAAAAAGATCCTTCAAATTGCATGGCCTCGATCTTTAATGAATGAATCGCCAGGTCCTCGAATATGGTTGGATTCAGGCGTCGCCGATAAATCAGGAGCGGCGAGAAACGATCAAACGGGTCGGACAGCTTTTCGAGAAATTAAGAAACATCCAAATCAAGGAGGAATCGGCGTTCCTCTTCGATTTACTACCGACCCCGTTTTGACGAATGTTCTCAACGGGATTCAAAAACTCAAACGGGCGTTCTCTCGAAAAAAGTATTTATGCACTCGCGAAGTTTGGACGCAAGGCGAGAGGGCAATAGGCAACTCTTTTAGAAAAGCGATTCTTTCTTATGGATGGAGTCCGACAAAAGACGAGCCGAAAAAGGACGGACGAGAAGATCCTCTTGACGCCCTTCGTTATGATTGTATTGCTCATTATTGGAGTGATCTATCAATCCCCAAATATTCAACACGAAAGCGAACTCAAAGAAGAGGACGGCGAATCGGAAGAGATAACGATTTTTAGGCAAAAAAAATCCTTAACGTTCTAAGCCCCATCAAATCATCATATTAAGTTAAATGTTTTGAAAATATCGTTAAGGATTCTTTTTGAATTGATCAATGTTCAAACTGTCTCAAAGTATCCACTACCCTATATACTCAACGCCATCAAAGGCGGTCAATATAGTATAAAAAGAAAGTATTGATCAATTCGGCGATAGAATAAGCCCTCTTGATTAAAGAGTCAATATAATTTATGTTATAAAATAAAGAATGGTTTCCTTTTGTTTTTCGGAATCATTAGAAAAAGATTGACTAATCCATTCGGTTTTTTCAAAATGATCGAAGGAGTGTATATGAGCAATGAACAAGACGAAAGAACGCCCGATCATATGAAAGCCTTCTTTCCTCGCTTTCGTACGCGGGGAATTACAGGGACTCAGATCAGCGGCGGAAAGATCACGGGTAAAGAGCAGAATCCGAAACTCACAGGTTTAAACTGGATTCAAGAAGCCGAGAATATGCTTCAAACCGATCCCGTAGTTCGTCGCTCTTGGCATATGCTCCGACAGACTTTATTGAGTGCTTCATGGCGTTTTGAACCTGGAGTCGAAGGAGACGCCGTCTCCGATGAACTCGCTCGTTTTTGCAACGAGGCTTTCGGCTTCGATGGATACGCGGGGCAAATGTCCTCCCCATTTGAAGAGCAACTCGGTTATCTTTTGGAGTTCGTCCCGCTTGGCTATCGATACGCAGAGGAGATCTATAAGGTTGGACCCGACGCAAACGGAGAAATCAAAGTTTGGTTAGACTATTATGCTGATCGGGAGCCGTCCGCTCATAGTCAATGGTTAACTAGAGACGGTCAACATCTTGACGGAGTTCTTCAAAACGTTGTTGGATTCACTTACAATCCCGAACCAATCCCCGCCAATAAACTCCTCCTTTTGACTCTGAATCGAACGGGGTCAAACTTCGAGGGTATTGGTATGCTTCGCCCCGTTTGGTGGTGGTGGAGAACTAAACAAAGAGTA